AGAAAAATTAGGTCTTCTTTTATTTTTACCTGTTGCTTTGTCTACACCTACATTAAATATTCTAGCCCAATCTTTTTTATCTTTTGGTTTTTTAGAATAGATTAACCAGGATAATTGTTCAGGACTAGATAGAGCAATAGATGTATCTCCCATATATTTATACACAATCTTATTTATTTTATCTTCTAAATATTTAAACTCTGCTCGGTATTCTTTTTCAACTTTAGATAAATCTTCTAAGTCAACATAGATTCCATTTCTTTCCATATCAACTAATACAACTAAAAACTCATTCATCATCTTAGCTGTCATCAATAGTGATTTATATCTTTCAGATTTAAAGTCTTGCATCTGTGAGTTGAAAAGTTTTCTAGTTATATCAACATCTATCTTACCATATTCCTCAACAATATATGCTGGAATATTTTCAAAGGATACTCCTCTGTCCATAAATTCTTTTATACGATCATCTTTAGCACCAATCTTTCTACGCTGACAGCACATCTGTAGTGTTAAAGATTTTCTTATACCACAGTTTAAAATATATTCACCAATCATTGTATCATATACTCTACCTGAATATTTAAATCCTGCTTCTAATAACCACATCAAATCAAATTTAATATTATGACCAACTAATAATGTAGTCTCATCTAATACCTCTTGTACTCTAGCGGCACCACCTCTACTTATTTTTTCTGAATGATTTAAAAAATAATACTCACTTCCATATTTAGAATCAAGACCAACACTAACTAATATATTGTTAGGATGAAATGGTGATGGGTCAAGCCCACCTGATTCTGTTTTTTGATACGATGTCTCTACGTCTACTACTGTTATCATTTTCTTCTGCCTTTCATATAATGTTTACTAGGTTCATAATTCCATCTTTTATGTCCACGCATTTTTGCGTACCACATACGGAGTCTTACTATTAATTTTTTAACTACCATCTATACTCCATATCTACTTAACTCTCTAGCTATTGTGCAGTTTATCTCTCCGTGAAATCCATTTATTTTATTTTTACTTATACATAAATTTCTATTTTTATTTTCAGTATCCACAGTTGTATTTCTACCTATACCTAGTATTAAATCTGCTTCTGCGGCTTTACCAGTTTTAGAATTTTCCATCCAATCAAAAGATATATAAGCTTTATTATGTGCTTCAGCTGATGCTTGTGATATTGCAATCACAACACAGTTTCTTCTCTTAGCAATTTCTCTTGCACTTGTATATATTATCCTTAGCTTTTCATCTGTTCTACTAAACTTACCTTCAACTCCAATCTTATCTAACTGATCTACCACAATTATATCAGGCTTATGCTTTTCACAATGAGCATCTATATCATCAATAGTCCAATCAACTGTATCAAACATTTTAATATTACCTTTGATGTGTGACCACATAGCCGCAGCACCCTGTAAATTATTTTGTATTTGCTCTGTTGTCATTCCTGTATAACAATTAATTGCTCTCATTTGAGTTCTGATTGCAGGTTCCTCATTAATAAATGCGTGTATGTTTGCACCTTGACTAGCAAATCCTTCAGGTGCGGCACATAAGCTAACCCAAAATGCTGTCTTACCTGTCTCAGGTCTTGCAAAAATAATTGCAAGATTACCTGCACCTAATCCATCAACACTATCTCTTAGTATTGGTATATTAAATTTCCATTTAGAATTTAATTTCATTAGTTCTAATACTTCACCTATGTTATTTGTTACTGCAGGTACTTTTTCATCTGATAATCCCTGCTTGTGTTGCTCAATTAAATTTGTAATTGGACTAAAGTTTGCAGGTTTACCATTAAATATTTCTGTAGCTTCAACAGCAATCTTCTGAGCAATATCTCTATCCATCATTATCTGAATTAAATCTTTTGCAATTTCTCTTGATGGCTCTTGTGTCTGTCTTATGTCTTCTATTATCTCATTAAATTTTTCTTTAGCCGCTAATGTTAGTGCTGGATTATATTTTACTGTGTGTAAAGAATATAGTTCATCAATATTTATATCACTAACAAAATCTTTATGAGCCTTTGTTATTGTATTATATAATGAACTATAGTCACCTTGAAATAATGTCGGTGATATGTTTCCTTTGTATTGTGTATAAAACTTTTTATTTAATAAAAGCTTTATCATTTGTTGCTCAACCATTTTATCTCCTATAATTTGTGATGCTCATTCCAGAAATCAATTACATCTTCTAACTGATCTTCTAGTTGTTTAATTCTCAATTCTTTAATCTCAAGTTCTCGCTTGAGATTTGAAATCTGAGTAATTAAGTCTAGATTTTCTTTAGTTTTTTCCATAGAATATCTCCTCTATTTGTTTTGTATTATAATATTTTAAGTCTTCTGTCAAGGGTTTAACATAAACATTCTTAAAATTTTTTAATTTTAATTGGCTTGCAATAGAATATGCTTTAACTGTTGCGTCTCTATCTAAACATATATATAAATTTTTATATGGATATAAATGATTTAATTCTATATTACCTAATGATGTTCCCATTATAGCTATACCAGTTAATACATTTGATACTGCACAAGCTGATGGACAATCTTCTACTATAACTGCATCATTACATTGACCCGATTTAAATGGTACTGTCTTGCTACCATACATAAACCATTTTGGAAATACATTTTTATTTAATGCTCTACCAACAGCACCTACAAATTTATCTGTGTATCTATTCTTAATTAGAAATACAACCCTATCTTGTTTAACATCATATTTAATATCTGCTCTTAACCAAGCCCAAGCTTCCCAACAATTATTTTTATTTAAATACTCCATTGCTTTTTTATTAGAGTAAACTGATTTAAAGCTATCAGGTATCTCAAATTCTGTTACTATATTTTGATTATCTTTTTTTTGAAATGTTGCGTTTACATAACTCATAGTTTTTTCTCCTTCGTGTTTTCCTTTTGCCTTACAAGATGCGTGAAAGCAGTACCACCTATAGCTATTGCCTGATGTAGTGATAGCCAATGTATTTTTATTTAAACAGAAAGGACAATCCAATCTTATCTCTGTGTCAGGTGGTAAAAAAAGTCCTTTGATAACTTCTAGTTGTTGATTATAATTCAAGTTTACTCCTGTATTTCTTCGTAAGTTATTGTATATCTTTTTTTACTATAGAAGTTAGTGTCTAACTCTATGTATTCCATTTGATTTTCTGATAGGTATATTGCAACTGCATCTTCTATCTCTTGTGTTGATGGTTCATTTTGAAATGGTATCTTTGCTACTGCTTCTATTCCCATTCCGTATATTCTTACTTTGTAGTTTTTCATTTATATTCTCCTTATCATATTTTGATTTACTTGTCAAGTCTCTTTGACGTTTTAATTTTTTATAATGGTCTGGGTGATACCAGTAAAATGTCATATTATTTTCTATTTGCTAATTTTTTAGATTGTTTAATTGCTTTATCATATGTATAAAAGAACATATGGTTATCTGAAAAACCAAAATGTTCTATAGGATTATTTAGAATACTACATATATCTTTTAGTGTATACATATTTACTTCTGCTGTTTCAATATGTACTGTAAAAATATTAGGACTCATCATCTTCTTCCTCATATTCTAAATAACCTATCGCTGCGTCAACACCTTGTCTAAATGCTGAAGCTTCTTCTTCTGTATTAAAAACAAAAGTTTGAGTATCATCATATATACCAAATCTCATTGTAATTTTTATCATAACTAATCCCTTATTACTATAAAGTTAACTGCTACTAATCCACTTGATGGGTGGCTAGACTCTTTCCATTCGACAGGACAAGTATCCAACCATTCATAAAATTTTTCATAGCTTTTTTCTATCTCATCATCTATATCTATTTCTTTTTTCATTTGTTATCCTTGTATTTGTAGTTAATATAATCGTTAATGTAATCAGTTAAAAAATCATCAACATAAGAAGCTGTTGTGGCATCTACATCAGTAATAGTAGTATCATACCAAGTACCATCTTCTCTTTCTACAGTTGCAATAATTGCCCAACCTGTTATTGTATGTTTCATATTAATGCTCCTTATAACTTACATTTTTTATTTCTTTATTCCAGCAGGTTCTGCAATCTCTGCACTCTCCATCTTGTTTAAGTGATGGGCAGGAATGTCCAGTTGGTGTGGAGTCTCTATGTACAGTTGATGTTAAACTCCAAGACTTAGGTGGCTTGCCATCAATTTTTGTAGCACTCAATCTTATTACTACATTACTAGGTACATCAGATTCTTTTATCTGTGCTAAGAATGGTGACTCTCTTGTAGCAATCCAATGTTTTATATGTGGTGTTTGTCTACACACCTCTAGTATTTTTTGTAAATGTTCTACTGATTGTAGGTCACCTGAATCAAACCACCTATGAAAAAGCCTTGATTTATCTAGCTTTTTGTACTTGATTGTCAGTAGTTGTACCATATAATCAACCCATTCTTTTAAATGAATTGCTTGGTATCTATTTTCATAAGCTTGTTTTACAACTGGAAACACATAACAGTTTGTAAGTGCATAGCACCCTGAACATACTGTTCTCTTTTGTTTAACTAGCTTACTACCTGTAATACATCTGCTTGCAGGTATACCCCACGAATATGCTGGCATCTTACTTGGGTTGGATAGCTTTCCTATCTTAGACTCTATCTCTTTTAGTTTCATAATATCCTTTCTGTGAAAGATACTCATATAATTTCTTTGCTGTCTTCGGTGCTTTAGTATCATCTTTTAAAATACTAGCAAGGATAGCTTTAGCAAATGAACTATAACCTGTGTATCTTGGGTTAGTCAATAGCATATTATACTTTACTTGATTCTGTAATGCAAGTAAAAGCATTTCATCTCGTAGAGTTAATCCTCTATCGTTTGTTTGTGTTCTTAAGTCTGTCATATATTTCCTTTTAGATTAGTGTTTAGTATTTACTGACATTACTTCATCATCAGTATCTGATATTCTATCTTGCTCATATTTGATAACCTCATTCATAGTATGGGTTACCATATTTTTAAATGTATGTATACATTCTTTAGATAGTAATTCAAACATTGACATTCGAAGTTGTATAAAGAAAGGTAAGCTTTCGTTTTTATCATCTTTGAAATTAAAACGATTCCACTTCTTTCTGTACTGACGCAAATCATCTAATGCCTCATCTTGTATACGATAAAATTCATTAGAATATTTTTTAGTTTTCTTTTTCATTTGTATCCGTTGTTATA